TTCAGTGTTAGTAATGCAAGCAGCCCTGCAACTATTACTGTTACATTTGCCAGTCATCATGGATTAGTTCCAGGACAAACCATTCTTGCATCAATTACAAGTAGCGGTAGTAATCATTCTTTTGCTCAAGGACCGTTCTTTGTTGAAACTGTAACCAGTTTAACATCATTTACATACACAGCAAGAGCGTCAGGTACAATTGATACTGGATCAACACTGTCAGGTGTGATTTATGCTAGACCAGACGCATTCTTTGTGCATAGACCATTTGACGGTGGTGTTCAGTTAGGAACTGGCGGACCAGCGTATGGCACACAGGCTATACGTATGAGTAAAAAATACATACGTTATCAATCTGGTAAAGCTATTAATTACAATACTGGATTGTTATTGGCTCCTAGTTATGATGTAAGAGCAATAACAGCAAGTCCAACTACTACGTACGGGCTTATATCTGGTTGCGGAGGCAGTGGACTAACAATTAGTACCAGTTCAACAGCAGGACTGGTGTCTGGCCAATCTATTATAGTATCCAGCGGTACTGGTGCATTTCCATTAGGAACAACAGTGACTGGAGTAAGTGCCAGTTCTTTCACGGTGAGCAATGCTCCTACTACAGCATTGGTAAATGCCACTATCACTTACAGTGCCACTATCACTATTACCACAGACGATACCGATCACGGTTTACAAGTTGGTGGTTATATACAACTTAGTGGTGTTACAACATCAGGCTACAACGGATCATACTATTGTACCGCTGTTACTGACGAACGTACATTTACTGTTGCCGCACAGGGTGCCTTGGGTGCTACACCCGCAGCATTTGGTGATCCATGTCAAGTTAGTTTGTTAAACTGGTATGGTTCCACTGTACGTGCTGGTACATTTGACGAACAAAATGGACAATTTTGGCAATATGACGGTCAAACTATAGCAATAGGATTGAGATCAAGTACATTTCAAATAGCGGGTACCATAAGCGTAACACCTGACAGTAATACTGTTACCGGCACTAACACAAGATTTACCACACAACTGTCGGCTGGTGATAGATTTGTTATCAAAGGCATGACGCACAAAGTCATGGATGTGGTTAGCGATACTTTGATGTATGTTACACCAGACTATCGAGGAGTCAGTGCTCAAAGCGGTGTTAAAGCTGCAAAAACAATTGAGAAAATTTATCCACAAAGTCAGTGGAATGTGGATCGTTGCGACGGCTCTAACAGCGTGTACAATCCTAGTGGATATCAAATCAATGTAAACAAAATGCAGATGGTGGGCATTCAATGGACTTGGTACGGTGCTGGATTTATTGATTGGATGTTGCGCGGCTCAGACGGAAATTATATCACTGTGCACCGTCAGAAAAACGGTAATATCAATACTGAAGCCTACATGCGATCAGGTAACATGCCAGTGCGTTACGAAGTTATGAACGAAGGTCCAAAGACTTATTTGACAGCATATACTGGCAATAATGACTCTACTTTGGCGGTTGCTGACGCCAGTCTATTCCCTACAGCCGGTGTCATATATATAGAAGGCGAAGTTGTATCATACAATGGTAAAACATCAAACAGTTTGCTAAATTGTGTAAGAGGCACAAATTACAGTTTGTTCCAAGCAGGTGCAAATAAAGTGTTTTCAGGAATAACTGCAACCGCACACAATCAACAAACTGGTTTATATCTTATCGGTCAAACAGCTACTCCAAACATCAGTCATTGGGGTTCGGCATTTTTAACAGATGGCGGATTTGACAATGACCGTGGATATTTGTTCAACTATGTGGCCACAAACATCAATGTTAGTACAACTATTCAAACAGCGTTCTTGTTGCGTTTAGCACCTAGTGTTAGCAATGCCACAGTAGGCGATTTAGGCGAAAGAGAATTGATAAATCGTGCGCAGTTGTTGTTACAAAATATTGACTGTGCGGTGGATAGCGGATCTACAGGCGGTATTGTTATTCAAGGTATTTTGAATCCCAGTAACTATCCTACTAACGTGAGTAACATCACTTGGAACGGGTTAAGTACACAAGCTGCTGGTGGCCAACCTAGTTTCAGTCAAATTGCTCCAGGTGGTAGTGTAACATGGAGCACTGGAGCAACTGTTACAAGTACAAATATTGCTACAAATGCATTCCCAACAGGTTCTATCACAGCTCGTGCGGCACCGTTCGGAGCAAATAGTGTTAATAATGGGTATACCTATATCTATGTAAGTACTTCAGATTACTCAAGTTATCAAGCTGCAGGACTAGCCATTGGTGACTACTTGTCCGGTTCTAATATACCAAACAGTGGAAATCAGATTCAAAATATCGGTCTTAGTGGAAGCTACTATTATATACAGATTAGCAGTCCGTTTACTGGAAGTACCAGCGGAGATACTACTCTCACTGTTACTAGAAGATATAATACCAGCAACACATCTGTATTGTTCTTTAATGCAACGGCATGGGCAGCTACAACAGCCACTATTGGAACACAAGTATCTGCAACTGACACTAACTTTCCAGCTGGTACTAACGTAAACAACGTGGTTTCAGTTACATATTTTAGCACCAGCTACTATAGAGTATCGTTCACCCAAAGTACAAACTCAGGTGTAACTATTACACCAGGCTCAACTGGCGTAGCGTTTAACTTTGGACAACCGCCATATGCACTTTCAGGTGAAACTGTGTTCTCATTTATTGCAACTTCTGGCGCATTGAGTTCACTAGATTTATCACAGTTGAAAGAATTGACTAACACTACTATCGGTGGTCGTGGTACATTCCCTAATGGACCTGACGTATTGGCTATTAACATTTACAAAACAGCAGGAACTCCTATTACAGCTAACGTAGTTTTACGTTGGGGCGAAGCTCAAGCGTAAAAACAAAAAAGCCGCTGTATGCGGCTTTTTTATTATATTAAATCTACTAGATCAAAAACTGTTTGTAGTTTAGTACGAATAATTTTGCTTGAAAAACTATTGCGTAATCCTTGATGTAAGGGTTTAGGCGCACGATCAATTGTTGCCCAAGCCCATCCTTGATGCTCATCGCTTAGTATAGGAACAAATTCTGAATCAATTACACACAAGTATGTGTGGAAGTTAAACACACGATCGTTACTAACAAATGTTTCTAATGGTATTGTTTTAACGATTGTGGGAATAAATCCAATTTCTTCTTGAATTTCTCTTGTCAGTCCTTCCCATGGACGTTCACCTGCAACATTAGTGCCGCCTACCAAACCCCATGTGCCTTCGTGTTTGCCGTGTGCTTTTTGTAATAATAAAAATCTTCGTGTAGACTTGGCGTAGAACAGTGCTCCGCTGCAGACTATCGATTCTTTTACAATACTATTTTCCATAATTCAGGCAAATACTCTCCTTCAAAGCTCTTTCTCCATTGGACACCGTCCCACAGATACTGAACTCCAGTGTATATATTCGTCTGCCATATCATGGTAGTTGTTTCCTGGTTAGCATTAAGAATTACACTCCATTCAGTACCTGACCATTCTATAATATCGTTAGCAACAGCTACCAGTGCTCCCCATGCTAATGTATTATTTTCAACACCAGGCGCACCTATATCTTCTATGATAAGATATCTTGTTCCTGTTATTGGTGTTCCGTTTGTTGTAGGATTAAAACTTAACGGATTAATAATAGCATCAAATGTGCCAGGACTGTTTGGTCTGTAACCAGCTGCTGGGTTATATCCAGGATATCCTTCTAGTTTACCTGTACTGTCTATTCCAGTATTACTGGTTAGTGTATCCGGGTTCCATTCTACTGTTAATACAGTTTCATCTAATGCGTTAATAGCAAACGTTCCTACTACATAAGTTCCGTTTGGCTGGGTAAGATACAGCATACTAGCACCAGCAACATACTTGCCAGGACTTGTTGCTAAAAATTCCTTCCAACTTAATGGAGTTCCGCGTCTTACTGGTTCTGCATCCAGTGTAGGTTCATTTGGATAAACGCTTTCTCCATGATTTAATAATATAGCTTTGTTAGCATATACTTCAATTTTATTATTTCTAGTAGTACCGCCCAATGTTGTAATTGAATTGCTAAACAACGGTGTAGGACCAATTGGATCAAATGCAAGACCTTCAATGTATGCATCGTTACTTTGTTGAGAAGTATTCCACACGTTACTAACAATTTTAGTCATAACACCAAGACGTTTAACTTTGACCGGCGGACTGATCCAAGCCGGTGCTTCTACTGTTAATGTTGCTACTTCTATTGGACTATCAACTCCAACCGGAACTTGCCTACTACTCCAGTTAATATCATTGAGATTTAATACACTTAAACTGGTCCAGTCAATATAGTTGTCAGTAGTTTGTATTTCTAAACTAGGGTTAAACAGCACTAAAATTTGTTCAAGTAACTGTAATTTTTGTTCTGTACTGCTAGACCAAATATCAACTTTCATAGTTAATTTAAATGGTGTAGGCATTAGTCTTTCAACAGTATAATTACGTCCCTGGTCTTGATTATAAATTGGTTGCCCGTAAGTAGGGCTTCCTGGAGTATTATCTACTTGTATATCGCGTTCTCTAACATGTATCTTACTGATAAATGTTGCGTCAGACAGGCGTTCTCGATCTAAAGCAAAGCTAGTAACATATACACTTATTCGGGGTATACTATTAACTTTGTTGCCCATGCTATTATTAGCCATAATATTGGCAACTTGCCTATCAGGATCTCCGTACAGCACAGGCACTCTAACTAATCGTCCGTCTCCGTACTGAACTACAAAGTTACTGAAGACACGAATTGTCTGTGCAATATAACGTCTTAACTGACCGTCGTAAAAGTATTCCAATTTTATTATCCTTAAAAATCTGCTCGAGGTCGTAATGCCTTGCTAAGACTTTGTCTTTGGGCTTCTCTGTAATTGTATAGTGTAATAGTCCATTGCCCAGCATATGGCAATATTTGCTGCACTTCATCAATTACGGGTAAATTAATTTGTAATTTGTTGCTAGTGATACCATTGCCGTCTGTATACACATAGGTTGAAAATAGTGTTTGAAATTTTGCAGTTTCAAAATCTATCAAAGTCACACCTGGAACTGAAGAGTCAAGTTTAAACACAATATAAGGAGCAGATATATTACTATCTAGTTGTGTTCTAATTACAGTCTGCCCAACTGTGGCCGTTACAAAATCAGTAGCAACAACATCGTTGAATGTCCATGCTGTGTTATTAATAAATCCAGTTTTTTGTGTAGCTCTTGTATCAGTCTGAGTCATTGTCATACGAACCGCATCTTCCACAGCAATCCAAGTACTCAATGGCCCGTCAAATCTAAACAATCTATTAGGTAAAAAATCTAGTCTTAAAAAGAAATCATCTGCACCAGGATTAGCAGGAAAGTTTACTCCAAATCCAAAATCAAGACCGTTAACAGGATATCCGTCGCCTACTAGATAACCTTGGTATCCAGTTTTTTGTCCTGTACCGTATGTACCAGAAGCCAACTGACTAGCAACACTAGCATCTACAGTTTCTTGATCCGCTGTTTGAATTATAGTTCTGCCATTTGTATCATCTACAGC